AAGGTTCGGCGAATTGGGCAGCCCAGGTGATCGATGAGAAAGGAAGTCGTCGGCTTGTGTTCCGAATCAATTCGGATGTGTGGCCAATGGACGGCCTGACGGTTACAACAGCCGACGGCAGCCTTTATGACCTGGTGATCTCTGGCCAACGCATCAACGGACGCGAGTACGCGAACATCGAGGACCCGGACGCATACCGAACCCTCGCAGACCAAGCGTTGATCGCCCTTGAGAATCACGACTTCGAAACCTACCGCCGTGCTCGCCCTCTTCTGCTCGCTGCGGCATTCAGGAAGTGCTCAGCCTGTCTTGACCAGTTCGTGATGCGGGAAGACTGCGCAGTCTGCGATGGGCGCGGGTTTGTTGCCAGAGATGGGGCCCGGTCTACAGTTTAGAGATCGCAGTCCTACCATCAGGTCGCTCACATGTGCGGACGACTTTCGCAGTACCGCGGCATTCACGACTTTGTCGCAGCCCTGAGCATGCCCGGGGCCCTGATCAATAGCGTCGGCGATCAGCCCCTGGGGCGCTACAACGCCGCGCCGACGATGCAGCTCGCCCTCTTCCACGTCGCCGAAGACAAACTACACGCCGACGCCGTGCGCTGGGGGTGGCGGCCGCACTGGGCCACCGACCGCGCCGCGCCAATCAATGCCAGAGTCGAGAAAGTGGCTCACGGGCCGTTCTTTCGCCAGATATGGCCGCACCGGGCCATATGCCCGATCGACAACTGGTTTGAATGGGTGGACGAAGGAGGCCCGAAGAAACAGCCCTACCTGATCCGACACCGCGACGGCTCCCCCATCCTCTGCGCCTCAATTGGACAACTGCCGGATCCAGACGGAGGTAACGGGGAGCACGACGGTTTTGTGATCATCACTGCCGACAGCGCCGGCGGCATGGTCGATATTCACGACCGCCGGCCGGTGGTCCTGGCCCCGGACCTGGCCCAGGAATGGCTCGACCCCGCAACGCCCAAGGAACGCGCCGAGCAGATGGCCTTGCACCAGGGCGAGCCCGCCGAAGCCTTCGAATGGTTCAAGGTAAGCACCGCCGTCGGCAACGTCCGGAATCACGGGCCAGAGCTGATCACTCCCCAACGCTAAGAAGGCTGATGTCTGCACAAAAGAAAGCCGCCCAGACGGCGGCTTTACTCCACGATCAGAGGGCACTACGTCTCCTTCGCACCCAGCTCAAACGGCTTGAACCGGACGACATCCTCGCCAAGCCATTCGTTGACCTGAGCCAGCCGCGCCTGCAGCGGCTCCAGCTCGTTGACCGCCCACACCTCAGCAGCCTCCCGCAACGACCCGAAACCACCCGCGTTCTGTGGCACGATACCCATCAACTGCGGCGGTATACGCAAGGCCGCGAGCAGGTCGTCGCGGCTGATATTCTTGATTGAGCTGAACTCGTCCTTTGCCGCGACCTCACTGACCGGGATCAGCTGGATGCCGTCCTTCTTCCCGGCGGGTGCGTAAACGAACAGGTTGCGGAAGTTGCCCGGGCCTTTCGAGTTCTTCAGCGCGGTGCGCAGCGAATCAATGTCCTCTTCCTTCTGCGCCGCGTCGGTCATGTAGAGGATGAAGCCGGCGTGACTGCCGTTGTTGTAGTACTTGCGGCGAAACAGGGTAGCGCTCTCGTTCAGCAGCGCGCTTTGCAGCGCTGCCAGCCACTCCGGCAGGCCATAAATCTCCTGGTTGATATCGGCCTCGCGCAGGTGGCAGATGGAGCCCGGGGCGAATTCGTGCTCGTCCTTCCAGCCCCGCACCTGGTAGTAGGTCACCAGATCGGCGCCGCGGCGCATGTACTTGGCCAGCGGCGGGACCAGGCCTAGGGTATTGCGCAGCATATTATTGCGCTTCTCCAGGTAGCAGTTGCCGCACCAGAGCCAGTCCAGGGCGAACTGTTCGAAGGCCTGGCGGCTGAGCAGCTTGTGGGGGATGAAGGTGCGGGCCAGCATGTTGCGTTTGAAGTTCAGCCCCGATTGCAGATACACGCTGGCCCGGGTGGTCTTGGCCAGGCCATCCATGGACATCGGCGTCTCGTACCAGCGGCCGTTGAGCCAGCACTGTAGGTAGTCGAGGATCTCGCGGCCATCCAGCACCGGCGTCGGGTCCCCGAAGGTGAAGGCCTCCACCGGGCCGGCCTCGGCCTGCAGCAGCTCCCCTTCTTTCGGTGCATTGGCGGCTGCCAGCTGTTTTCCGCGGTTACGTCTGCTCATCAGTAGGACTCCATAAATCCTGTGTTCGCCGTGGTCTGCCCTTCGAGGGGTTCGTTGTGCAGGGCGTGGAAGGTCGCCCACGCCAAGTCGGCATGGCCGGTTTCGTCGGTGCGACCGGCCGTGTAGGTGAACTGGCGCCCGGAGGCGGTGACGGTCTTTCGAATGGCCATCAGCGACTGGGCCATATCCGTCCAACCGGCATCGAACTCCAGCCGGCCGTTCTTGATCACGTCGTAGGCTTTCAGCACCAGGCGGGTTTTAACTTCGGGCGAGTAGCTGAAGGTGGTGATGTTCGGGAAGAACGACTTAACCAGCTGCGCTACGCCTGAGCCCATGCCGGTTATATCGATCCCGATGTAGGTCACCCAGTAGCGCTGGGTGACCTGGCGGATGGCCTCGGCCTGGGCCGCGAAGTCCATGCCCCGGAACTGGTGCCGCTCAAGGATTCGGAACTTGCCGCCGGGCACCATGGGGGGAGCGATCACCACCATGCCTGCGCTATCGCCGTTTTCTGCCGGGTCATAGCCCACCCAGACCTGGCGATCGCCGAACGGCCGCGCGGCGAAGGGTTTGTAGTCCTCTGCCCAGAGGTCCCAACTGTCCACCATGCAGGGCTGCAGCATCGCCAGCGGGAAGATGCTCGCCCCGTCGTCGATGAACTGGCACATCAGCAGGTTCTGGAAGGCCTCGGCGTCGTACTCAAGCCGCAGCTCGTCCAGGTCGAACAGATCACAGCCCCGCCCTTCCGCGTCCAGGATGGTGACGATCTGGCGCCAGATCCGGTCCTCGTAGAGCCGCCCCTGCTGCAGGGCGTTGTGGGACACGTCGAGCTTGATCCGCTGTGCCGCCGGCTTGCCCTTGTTGAAGCGCTCGCCAGTCCAGAATGTGTAGGCCTCATGGGCCATGCTCGAGGGCGTCGAGAAGTAGGTCCGCCGGTACCGCTTCTGCATCGCCATGCCGCTGGCGACCTTGTTCAGCTCCTTGAACTTGAAGGTCCAGAAGAATTCGTCGAAGTAGAAGTTGCCGTGATAGCCCTGGGCAGTCCGGGCGTTGGTCCCCAGGAAGTGCAGCTCGGCGCCGTTGCCCAAGATGATCGGATCACCGGTGAGCTCGATACCGACCGTCTCACGGGCGAAGGCCTGGATGTAGGCCTTGAAGATGTGCGCCTGATTCTTCGAGGCCGACAGGAAGATCTGATTGCGCCCGGTGGTCAACGCATCGATCAACGCCTCCCGGGCGAAGTAGAACGTCGCGCCAATCTGCCGGGACTTGAGGATGGCGCGGGTACGCTGATTGCCCGCCTTGTACCAGTCCAGCTGATAGCCGAAACAGCCATCGATAAAGGCCTCGGTCAGCTTTTCGATGTGTTCTTCATCGAACTCGTTGCGCTTCGGTGCCTTCTTCGGCCCCTCGTTGCGCTTGGCCAGGTTCGGGTTCAGCTCGGTTTCGGTACCGCCTTCGGTAAAGCGCCGGATGCGCGCCTGGCGCTCCAGCTGGCGGTGCAGCAGGTCGATTTCCTTGTAGTCCGCCCCTGACTTGGGGTCCTTGAGGATCAACTGCACCAGGCGCGCTTCGGTGGCCGCTTCGATGCGCTCCAGCGGCGTGGCCCGGTCCCATTCGTCACGGGCCTTCCAGCTGTGCAGGGTCTTTTCCTTCTCCCCGATCAGCTCGGCGATCTCGCACACGCGATACCCCTGCCAATACAGGTGTTTGGCGTGGCGGCGGTGATCTGTGGGCAAGTCGACGATGGCATTCATGGCGCAGATGCTGCCGCCCGCGCGCGAACACTTCCCGCGCCGCCCCTTGTAAGCCGTGGTTCTACAACAGCGCCTCGTTGCCCGTCTCGCCCGCGCTCAACAACATGCCCTCATCGCCAAGGCACACAGCCACCGCACTGAGGATTCACGCATGGCCGGCAAAACCGACACCCCAGCCAAGAAACACCGCTCCAAGTTCTTCCGCGTCGCCGTTGAAGGCGCCACCACCGACGGCCGCCAGATCGAACGGCAATGGTTGGTCGACGCTGCCGAGACCTACAGCCTGAACACCTACGGCGCCCGGGTCTGGATCGAGCACATGCGTAGCATGCTGCCGGACAGCCCGTTCCGTGCCTATGGCGACGTGGTCGCGTTGAAGACCGAAGAGGTAGAGATTGCCGGCGCCAAGAAGCTCGCCCTGTTCGCCCAGATCGAACCCACCGCCGACCTGGTGAACATGAACAAGGCCCGGCAGAAGCTCTACACCAGCATCGAGATCCGCCCGAAGTTCGCCGACACCGGCCGCGCCTATCTGGACGGCATCGCAGTGACCGATACCCCGGCCAGCCTGGGTACCGAAATGCTGACGTTCAGCGCCCAAAACCCGGACAAAAACCCGCTGGCAGCCCGCAAGCGCGACGCCAGCAATCTGTTTTCCGAGGCCATCGAGGTGGCCCTTGAATTCGAGGAAGTCGAGGACGAAAGCGGCAAGGTCGCTGGCCTGTTCAGCCGCGTGCTCGACCTGCTCGGTAAGAGCAAGGACAAGGAAGGCAAGGACGCCGCTCTATTCACCGAGCTCGGCGAGGCCGTCGAGGCCATGGCTGAGCACGTCGCCGGCCAGGGCCAGGCCTTCGCCGCCGAAAAGGCCGCCCGCGAAAGCCTGCTGGCCAAGCACGAGAAACTGGCTGCCGACTTTTCGGCACTAGTGGAAAAACTCGAAAAGACGCCGGCCGGTACCAGCCAGCAACCGCAGTTCACCGCTCGCCCCGCGGCTACGGGTGGTGACGGGGCTCTCGTCACTGACTGCTGATCCCAACACGGACAACACCAAGCCAAGGAACATCGGAGAACACCATGCGTAACGATACCCGCGTCCTGTACAACGCCTACCTGCAACAACTCGCGCAGCTGCACGGCGTGAGCGACGTCACCACCAAATTCACGGCCGCCCCCAGCGTTGCCCAGACCCTGGAAACCCGCATTCAGGAGTCCAGCGCGTTCCTCGGTGCCATCAACGTTTACGGCGTCTCCGAACAGTCGGGCGAGAAGATCGGCATCGGCATCGACGGCACCATTGCCAGCACCACCGACACCACCGTCAAGGACCGTGAGCCCCGCGACCCGAGCGGCCTGGACAACCGCGGGTACACCTGCACCCAGACCAACTTTGACACCGGGATTCGCTACCAGAAGCTCGACCAGTGGGCCAAGTTCAAGGACTTTCAGGCGCGCATTCGTGACGCCATCATCAAGGCCCAGGCCCTCAACCGGATCATGATCGGCTGGAACGGCACCAGCCGCGCCGCGACCTCCAACCCATCCACGAACCCGCTGTTGCAGGACGTGAACATTGGCTGGCTGCAGAAAATGCGCCTGGAAAACGCTGCTCGCGTGTTGCACGAAGTGGTCGACGGCAGCGGCAAGATCCAGATCGGCGCGGGCAAGGATTTCGAAAACATCGACGCCCTGGTCGTCAGCATGGTCAACGAGTTCATTGAGCCCTGGTACCAGGAAGACACCGAACTGGTGGTGGTCTGCGGTCGCCAGCTACTGGCCGACAAGTACTTCCCGATCATCAACAAAACCCAGGCGCCGACCGAGATGCTCGCGGCCGACATCGTCACCAGCCAAAAGCGCATTGGCAACCTGCCAGCCGTTCGGGTGCCGCACTTCCCGGCCAACGGCCTGTTGGTGACCCGCCTCGACAACCTGTCGCTGTACTGGCAGGAAGGCACCCGCCGCCGCACCGTCGTCGACAACGCCAAACGCGACCGCATCGAAAACTTCGAATCGGTCAATGAAAGCTACGTGATCGAAGACCTGGGCTGCGCTGCCATGGCCGAAAACATCACCCTAAGCTGAGGCCGGCGATCATGACCAACCCCTGCCGCCGTCACTTCCAGCGCGTAACAGCAGCCGTTGCAGCGGCTGCTGTCGCCGGGCCAGCCCTGACCATGGAAGGCGCCACCATCTACGAGCTGCACCTCGCCAAGCTCCAACAGGACTACCTGCGGCTGAAACAGGTGCAGTCCACCGAGGGCAAGGCAGAGCTCAAGCGACAATTGCTGCCGGAGTACGAGCCCTACGTCGAAGGCATGCTCGCCGAGGGCAAAGGAGCCCAAGACCAGGTGCTGACCACCCTGATGGTCTGGCGAATGGACGCCGGCGACTTCAAGGGTGCTCTGGACATCGCCGCCTACGTGATCGAGCACCAGCTGCTGATGCCTGATCGCTTCGAGCGCACCACCGGCACCATCGTCGCCGAAGAGATCGCCGAGGCCGCGTTGAAGGCCCAGAAAGCCGGCGGCAGCTTTGATCTGGAATTGCTGCTGCGCACCGAGCAGATCACCACCAAGGAAGACATGCCGGACCAGGCCCGGGCCAAGCTGCACCTGGCCATCGGCAAGGCGCTTTCTGCTCAGGTCGCTGATGACGCCCCCGCAGACACTGCCCTGCAGCCCCTGGAGCAGGCCAAGACACACCTGGCCCGCGCCATCGAGCTGCACAGCAACTGCGGCGGCAAAAAGGATCTGGAGCGCGTCGAGCGCCTCCTCAAGAAACACACTGCGCCCGCCCCTTAAGGCACGCAGTTAACCGAGCGTCCCCACGCACCCCGCCGGCTCGGGGCGGATCGGCCAGGCCGCTCCGCCTGAACGTGAAGCCCCGACCACCGGCGACTTATTGAGCGCAGCACCATGAGCGGATTCGTAGCCGGCGGCACCACGCCAAGCGGCCACATCAACACCGACCCATTCTGGCCCTCGATCGACCTGGACCAGTTGCGCGCCACCTTGCGCATCGACAGCAGCGTCACCCCGGCTCGTCTGGAAACAGCGGTGATCAACGCCGCGATCAGCGTCAACCGGGAGCTCGATGACTGGCGCATAGCCCAGCAAGCTGCAGGCTATGCCGAACTGAAAGACGTCCCCAGCCCCCTGGTCAAGGATGAATCCGCCCAGGTCCACCTGTACCGCCGAGCGATTGAGGCCGGCGTTGGCGCTGAGGTCTGTGAGCGTTACCGCTCCTATGACAGCACCAACACCGGCAACCGCAAGGCCGAAGAACTGGCCCCGAACATCGATGACTACCACCGCGACCAGCGCTGGGCCATCCGCGACTTCCTGAGAACCAAGCGCACCACCGTGGAGCTGATCTGATGGCCGTCACCCTTCGCGCCCTGCAAAACGACACCGTCGACGCCCTCTGCTGGCGCCACTACGGCCGCACAGCAGGCGTCACCGAGGCGGTGCTTGAGGCCAACCCCGGGCTGGCTGATCACGGCCCCACCCTGCCGCAAGGCCTCGCCGTTCAAATGCCCGAAGCCCAGACCACAGCCCCGCAACGGCAGATGGTGAACCTATGGGACTGATCCACTTGAGCCGCCTCCTTGAGACCTACCACCTTGGACCCTGGAATGAAGCGAATGCCTGACCGTCCCGACACCTGGGCCTGGTTCGCCGCCTGGCTCGAACAGAACTGGCCAACCATTTACTCCGGCATCCTGGCGCTGATCATCGCCGCTCTACGGATCATGTACGGCGGTGGTACCTGGCGCCGCATGCTGATCGAGGCGCCGCTCTGCGGAGCCCTGGCTCTGGCCGGTAGCCATGGTCTGGCGTTGCTCGGCATCCCGGCATCGACCGCCCCATTTTTCGGCGGCGTGATCGGCCTGCTCGGCGTCGAGGGCACCCGCGCCGCGGCCCGCAAGTTTTTCAACCGCAAGGTAGAGCAGCTATGAACACACTCCGGCACGGCGATCGCTCGCAGGCGGTACGCACCCTGCAGAAGAACCTCAACAGCCACGGGGCCATCCTGGTGGTGGACGGCGACTACGGCGACGCCACCGAAGCGGCCGTGCGCGCCTACCAGCTCAAGGCCGGCCTGGTGGTGGACGGTATCGCCGGCGAGAAAACCCAAACCAGCCTGGCCGGTGGCGATTGCGCTTTGTTGTTGAAGAACGCCGACCTGGTCAGCGCTGCCCAGCGCCTGGATCTGCCCCTCGCCAGTGTCTACGCGGTCAATGAGGTCGAATCGAACGGCAAGGGCTTCTTCACCAACGGCAAGCCGGCGATCCTGTTTGAGCGGCATATCATGTACCGCCAATTGAAGACGCCACGCCACCCAGGCGACGACCCGGCAGAACTGAAGCGTCATGCTGATGAGCTCGCAGCGCAGTACCCGGCCATCATCAACCCGAACCCCGGGGGCTATGCCGGCGGCCCTGCTGAGCATCAGCGCCTGGCCACCGCCCGCATCATCGATGACACCGCAGCCCTCGAATCCGCTTCCTGGGGCGCCTTCCAGATCATGGGCTTTCACTGGAAGCGCCTGGGCTATGCCAGCGTGCAGGACTTCGTGACGGCCATGAGCGCGAGCGAATCCCGCCAGTTCGAGGCCTTCGTCCGCTTCATCGAGACCGACCCGGCCCTCCACAAGGCGCTGAAGGCCCGCAAGTGGGCCGACTTCGCCAGGCAGTACAACGGGCCGAACTACCAGCGCAACCTGTACGACACCAAGCTCCAGCGCGCCTATGAGCGGCACAGCGACTGCAGCTGCGGTCAGGAGGTGCCGGCATGATCGATCTCGAAGCGGTGCACAAGCTGAAGGTTGAAGACGGTGATGTCCTGGTCGTGCCGGAAAACACCGAGCCAGAAGCTATGGAGCTGCTGGCCGAGGCGCTGCAATTTGTCGATCCTGGTTGTCGGGCGATTGTGATTCGCGGCCCGCTCGAACACCTGGACGTCGGCGCCATGAACAAACTGGGCTGGTACCGCGCATGACCGGCAAGATCGCATACCTCGAAATCTCCGGTCGCCAGACAGGGAAGACCACCCGTCTGGTGAAAATCGCAAACGACCTCACCGCCCAGGGCGAGACGGTAATTTTCGTCACCCCACAAGCGGAGGATTTACACGGGCGCTTGCCAGGGGTCGTCGTACTTTCGGACCGTCAAGCCCCTCCTGATGAGGTCGACCAGGAACAAGCTATCTGGATCTACGACGAGTTCGATTGGCTCAAGTCGGCCAAGGTCCGCAACGGCGGGTACTACGCAACGACGGCGAGCCGAGTCCGCGACCTGGGGATCGATACCCCGGAAACGGATCTGCTGTTGCAACTGATAGAACTCAACGGCGGCAGCTATCAGCGCCATCTTCTGACACCGGGGGTAATCGATGAGGCCTACTACGAGGAGGCGCGCGCGGCCTACACCGATGAGCAGTACCGCCAGTTGATCCTGGGGGATTTCCTCAAATGAGCACCATCCGCCAGATCCTGCTGGGCCTAGCCCTGGTCGGCGTGTTGGGGCTGCTGCTCTGGGGCCAGCAGCAACGCATTGAGGTCGCCGACAAGAACCGAGCACTGGCAGAGAAAAACACCCAGGACGCGCTGGCCGCGGCCGGACGCAGCGAGGGCAAAGCCAACGCCCTGGAGGCTGCACTTTCCGCCGAGCGCGAGGCCCAGGCCCGTCTGCGCACGGAACAGGATCTACTACGCCAGGGGCTCGCCAAACGACAACTCACAATCGAGGGGCTGAAACGTGAAAACGCTGATCTGCGCGCTTGGGCTGACCAGCCCTTGCCTGATGTTGCTCGCCGGCTGCGCGAGCGCCCCGCCCTCACCGGCGCCGACGCTTATCGTCAGTGGCTGTCCGGCCGTGGTGCCCTGCAGCCTGCCGGCGACCAGGCCAAACAGTAACGGCGACCTCATCACCGACCAGGACCTTAGCGAGGCCGCCTGGGCCGAATGCGCGGGCCAGGTCGACATGATCTATCGCTACCAGCAGGCCAAACCATGAACAAACCCGACAGCCTGCGGACCTTCCTGCTTGAACAGATCCCGGAACTGCGCCACAGCCCCGACCGGCTGCTGATCTTCATCGACAACGGCAAGGTCCGCTGCACTGCGGCCCCCAGCCTCTCGTTCGAGTACAGCTACGACTTGCAGGTGATCCTGACCGACTTCGCCGGCCATCCGGACAGCGTCATGCTGCCGCTGCTGGAGTGGCTCCGGGTGAACCAGTCCGAACTGCTGGAGAACCTCGACAAGTCCGCCGACGGCATCAAGTTCGAGGCCGACCTCATCGACAAGAGCAAGGTGGACATGAGCCTGACACTTCCCCTCACTGAGCGCGTGGTCGTTCGTACTGATGATGCAGGCAACACCACTATCAGCCACCCGGGTGAACCACAGCGCAACCCAACATGGCCCGAAAGCGGCCCGGAATGGATAGTGCCCAATGGCTGATCTTGAAGCACTGGAGGACTGGGCCGCGGGTCTGCTGGGGCAGTTGCAGCCGGCCGCCCGTAATCAGCTCGCCCGAAGCATCGGCCAGGCCCTGCGCCGCAGCCAGCAACAGAGAATCATTGCCCAGCGCAACCCGGACGGAAGCAAGTACGCACCGCGCAAACAGCGGAACCTGCGGGGCAAACAGGGACGCATCAAGCGCCAGGTGAAGATGTTCAAGAAAATGCGCACGGCGAACTTCTTGAAGGTTCAGGGGGATGGTAATGCGATCAGCGTTGGGTTTACTGGGCGGGTAGCCCGTATTGCGCGCGTGCATCAGTACGGGCTGAAGGATCGAGCGGAGCGGGAAGCTCCTGATGTACGCTACCAACAGCGAGAAATACTCGGTTTAACAGATGATGAAATCACCATAATACGCGACCAATTATTGACATGCCTATCAACTCAATAAAGACAGATAACAATATCACCTCTCCGCCATGAAGACGAAACCAGAACAAAAATAATATAACTGCAACACCAATCGAGCTAGATAAACACCTTCATTTTCCAACACCATAAGCCTTTGCAACAATCCCCTCCCAAGGCTGTTCAAAAAAACTCTCATTCGAGACATTTTCAATCCAATGAAATTCGGCAGAGAGCTTATATTTCCTGACAAGATGAAAGGCAATCTTCCTCTGTCCCAGAACAAAGAGCGACCTCAAAACCTCTTCAACAAAATTATACTTCTGAAGTAGCCTAGCCATTTTTTTAGCATAAACAGCCTCTACACTACCCGAATCGTAGTAGTTAGCTCCCACCACCTTTATATATAAATCATACTGCTCAGAATATTTCATACCGCCACACTCATACAGTGCCTCCAAATCTAAAAGCTCAAGAGGACCAATGATCCTCCTTAGCGACAAAACCAACTTTTTAACTTTCTCTCCTTCACTAACGCCTTCTTCTATCAAAGTCAAAACAGAAGGTAAAAAATCGAAATCACAAACTTCATCTTTTCCTCGCTCACTTATTGCATTCACACCATGCAAATCGAACCAAGCCTTAAATACACTCAACACCCCCCTAACTCGAAGATGCTTTAGAGGTGGCGACTCTATATGCGGTGCAGAACCATACATTTCAGGTATTTTCTGAATTGCCTCATCCAGCGCAAGATTGCCGACCCCTACCTCACTCTTTATCTGATCTCTAATCTTCTTAAATTCATTACCACTCCAACCCGATGATATAGGCGGCAACTTTGATGCAATAATCCGCAGTTGGGCGCGAGACAAGCGCTTCGTAAACGTCCCATAGCCGTACTCAACTAACAACTCTTCACAAAGGTCAACAAAGCAGTCCAACAAAGTTTCAAGCTTATTAAACCTATCCCTGAGGATGAACAAATTAATTAAATCAACCTCAGTCAAATGCCTAGAACTTTCAATATTTTCCGGATATCTAAACGTCTGACCAGTAGCATCAACCGCAGCAATATCAGAGATAAAATCATCAAGTGTAGCCAACAACTTAAATCTAGAATCCAAACGTATAGACTCCTCCCACACGTAATTCCATAAAAGACCTATATCATGGGACCCCTTAAGATCAAAAACACGAAGCGCGACTTCTCTCACTTTGTCCTTATTCATCCAATCAACCACCTTACCCAACAAGCCACAAATCCCCTTCAGACGTAGCTCAACAGAGTGGCGCATATTAAAACAAATAGGATATACCATTAAATCTACAGGATAATCGCCGCGCCCTCTCAGCGCACTATCAAGTAACAATCTCGCAGCTTTCGAGTAACCGTCTGCATAGTGACGATAATTAGGCATTCCATTATTACCGACACAAGCGTTTGCCCACGAAGGTTCTCCAATACAGAATGTAGAATTCCCCTTTGCCTCCATAAAGATCTACTCCAAACCTGTAAAAAGTCATATTACAAATAGAAAGTGGTGCACTAAAACACAAGCGGCACCACAGTTCACGCATGAACAACCTAGCCACTGTATCCCGCATGATTGAAAACCTCATCCGCTTCGGCGTTGTCGCCGAAGTCCAGATGAAGCCCCCGCGCGTGCGTGTGAAAACCGGTGAACTGACCACCACCTGGCTGCCATGGCTGACCCTGCGGGCCGGATCCGACAAGGAGTGGGACCCGCCCACCACCGGCGAGCAGGTCCTGCTGATCAGCCCCTCGGGCCAACTTGGCAACGGCGTGGCCTTGACCGGCCTGTTCAGCGACAGCGCCCCGGCCAACGGAGACCGCGCCGGCCTGCACCGCCGCACCTACAGCGACGGCACGGTGATCGAGTACGACAGCGTCGCCCATCACCTGAATGCCACCCTGGCCCCGGGCGGTACTACCAACCTGGTCAGCGACGGCGGCATCAGCATCGTCGGCCCAATCACCCACCAGGGCGACTACACCCAGACCGGCAACCAAACCGTCACCGGCAAGGTCACCGTGTCGCAGGACGTGGTCGCGGCCGGCATCAGCCTGGTCAAGCACCTGCATGGTGGAGTGATGCCGGGCGGAGCCAAGACAGGAGCACCGGAATGAACCGGGAAACCGGCGCTGCGATCAGCACCACCGAACATATCGAACAGTCTTGCAGCGACATCCTCAGCACCCGCCTCGGCACCCGCGTCATGCGCCGGGAGTACGGCAGCCTGTTGCCCGAGCTGGTCGACCACCCGTTCAATGATCTAACCCGTCTGCGGGTCTATGCCGCCACCGTTATGGCTCTGATGCGTTGGGAACACCGCGTCAGCCTGAGTCAGGTGCAGTTCAAGGGTGCGACGCTGCAAGGGCAGTCGGTGTTGGATATTGAATGTCGTCGAGTCGATACCAATGAACCGCTCAACCTGGCCGTCACGATCCAACTGGGGGCCAGCGCATGAACACCTTTGCCGCCATTGATCTCAGCCAGCTACCACCGCCACAGATCGTCGAGCAGATCGATTTCGAGTTGATCCTCGCCGAGCGCAAGGCCTATGCCATCAGTCTTTGGCCGATCGAAGAGCGTGCCGAAATCGCCGCCCGCCTCGACATGGACTCTGAGCCCCTGGCCAAGCTGCTGCAGGAGAACGCCTACCGGGAAATGGTCTGGCGCCAACGGGTCAACGAGGCAGCGCTTGCCAACCTACTGGCGACCGCCAAAGGCACCGACCTGGAGCAGTTGGCCGCCAACTACAACGTCAAGCGTCTGGTGGTACAGGAAGCCAAACCAAGCGCCATACCACCGCAACCCCGGATTATGGAAGGCGACGACAGCCTCCGTGAACGCGCCCAGATGGCCTGGGAAGGCCTGAGCACGGCGGGGCCCCGTAACAGCTACATCTTCCACGCCCGGGCCGCAGACGGCCGTGTCGCCGACGCCACCGCTGAAAGCCCATCACCGGCCGTGGCGGTGGTGACGGTGCAGAGCCTGCTGGGCGACGGCACCGCGCCGGCGGACCTGCTCGCCGTGGTCAACAGCTACCTCAGCGACGACGACCGACGCCCCGTGGCTGACCGCCTGATCGTCCAGGGCGCGACCATCCTGCGCTACCAGGTCAAGGCCAAGCTCTACCCGCTATCCAGCGGCCCAGAAGCCGAACCCATCCTGGCCGCGGCGGAAAAAAGTTTGCAGGCCTATGTGCATCAGCGCCGACGCCTGGGGATGGAGGTAACCGAGTCAGCGGTCCACGCGGCATTGCACGTTGAAGGCATGCGCAAGGTGCTGCTGGACAACTGGGTCGATATCGTCGCCACCAAAGCCCAGGCGCCCTACTGCACCAACATCGTATTGAACCGGGGGGATGAGTGATGAGCGCTCAGCCGCTGCTGCCTGGCAACTCCACAGCACTTGAACGCCAGGCCGCTGTGGCCTTGGCGCAGATCCAGCGTGTGCCGATTCCGCTGCGCCAGCTTTGGAACCCCGGCACCTGCCCGGTTGAGCTACTGCCTTATCTCGCCTGGGCCTTCTCTGTCGACCGCTGGGACAGCAATTGGCCCGAGACTGCCAAGCGCTCGGCGATTCGCTCATCCCACTACATCCACTCACGCAAGGGCACCATCGGCGCCCTGCGCCGTGTGGTGGAGCCCCTGGGCTACTTGATCGAGGTGATGGAGTGGTGGCAGACCGTACCCGCCGGCGTGCCGGGTACTTTTGCGATCAAGGTTGGAGTGCTGGACACCGGTATCACCGAGGAGATGTACCAGGAACTCACCTGGCTCATCGACGATGCCCGGCCGGTGACCCGCCACCTGACCGGCCTGGCCATCAGCCTTGAGACCACCGGGGGATTCAACATCTTTGCCGGCTTTGCAGACGGAGACGAAATCGACGTGTATCCGCCCGTGCTGCGCGACATCGTCACCACCGGCGTCTTGGGCAACACCGGCCGTGAGTCCTCAATCGACAGCGTCGACGTGTACCCGCCCACCTCGGGGGCCATTGCCCTGACCTGCTACATCGGCGCCCCTGGGCGTGAACATTCAATCGACTACCTGGACACCTACCCATGATCGACCCGAATAGTCAGTTCTTCGCAATTCTCACTGCGGCGGGTGAGGCCAAGCAGGCTAACGCCGATGCCCTGGGCATCCCCTGGAAGCTAACCGAGATGGGGGTGGGGGATGCCAACGGTACCGACCCAATTCCTGACCGGGCGCAAACCCGGCTGAT